GAAGAAGGGACCTAAGGAAAAGACGTTTATTGACAAACGACCCGATTATGTTTTAAAACAAGCAGATAAGAAACTTTAACAAATGGCTGTTTATACAAAACCACTTTCAACAAATGTAAGAAGTTGGTCTGATCTTGATTTGGATTTTTTAGCTCATCCAGTTACTAAAGATATAGTTTTAAAAAGAGATGTTGAGTCTATTAAGAGATCAGTAAGAAATCTTATAATGACTAATAAGTTTGAAAGACCATTTCAACCACAAATTGGAAGCGGTGTTAGAGGCGTATTATTCGACTTAGTAGGACCTACCACTGCTGTTGTTTTACAGGGTGAAATAAAGCGAGTGATAGAAAATTATGAACCAAGAGCAGAATTGGTTAATGTTAGAGTAATTGGTGATATTAATAAAAATGGTTATTATGTAACAATAGAATTTACACCTTTAAATTTTCCCGAACCAGTAACAATCGAATTTTTCCTTGAGAGGCTAAGATAAATGGCATTATCAGATAAAATACAAGTAACCGATTTAGAATTTGATGGAATTAAAGCTAATTTAAAAGCTTATTTATCATCACAAGATAAATTTCAAGATTATGATTTTGAAGGAAGTGGTATGAGTGTATTATTAGATGTTCTTGCATATAATACTCATTACATGGGTTACTATGCAAATATGCTTGGTAATGAAATGTTTTTGGATTCAGCAACTTTACGGGAGTCTGTTGTATCACATGCAAAAACTATGGGTGTCACTCCAACATCTGTTAAACCTGCTACTGCGAAATTAGATTTTGTTTTCACACCAGGTAGTTTACCTCCCAGTTTGACAATTGAAAAGAACACAAAGTTTGTATCGAAAATTAATGGTCTTAAATATAAATTTGTAACCACTAAGTCAACTACAATTCCCAGATCCGTAAATGATACTTATGCTGTTACAGGTATTGAGATAATGGAAGGAGTAGTATTAACTAAATCATATACAGTAAACGCATCCGATCCTATACAGAGGTTTATTATTCCTAATGTAGATGTTGATTTAGATACATTGATAGTTAATATTCAAACTTCGGCTTCAAACTCCAAAGTCGATACGTTTACAAATGGTAATAATATTGATGTTACAACTGTCAAGTCAACAGATAAAGTTTATTGGGTGCATGAAATAGAGAAAAGCCAATATGAGATTACATTTGGTGATGGTGCAGTAGGTAAACCATTATCGGATGGTAATATTATTTTTATTGAGTACTTAGTTACATCGGGATTTGCTGCAAATGGAGCAAATGTATTTAATGCAAATACAACTGTTGCTGGTTTGAATCCATCACAATATATTCAGTCAACTAGTGCAGCAGCAATTGGAGGGTCAGATATTCAGAGTACCGATTCCTTAAAATTTCTCACTCCAAAATTATATTCAGCACAAAAACGTGCATGTACTGCAGATGATTATAAAGCAATTCTTTTAGAACAACGACCAGATATAGAATCTATTACTACATATGGTGGAGAGGATGCTGATCCTGTTCAATATGGCAAGGTTTTTATTGCCATAAAACCAACCGGTAATGCAATATATAGTGATGTTGCAAAAGCAGCTATTATAAATGATGTTCTCAAACAAACTAATGTTGTTACAGTTCAACCTGAGATTGTTGATCCAACATTCTTTTATTTACAATTAGATGTAACAGTTAATTATGATCCTATTACTAATTTAACAGATGAAGTTACTTTGAAATCAAATGTCAACGCATCAATTCAAAATTATCTTCAAGATAATTTAGAAAAGTTTGACCAGAAATTTAGATATTCGCAGTTAACACGGGAGATTGATAATACAGATACTTCTATTAGAAATAATAAGACGATGGTAAGATATGCACAACGCATATATCCTGCAACATTTGGTGTTCCTTCAACTTATATTTTAAATTTTAACAATCCAATTTTACAGGGTTGTTTTAAGAGTACTCAATTTGTAGCGTCTGATGGACAAACTTATCAACTGGTTGATGATACTGTAGGTAATGTAAAAATTGTTAGATTGTCAACTGGAACTCTTACAGGGACAGCATGGATCAATGATTATAGTAAAGGTCATATTCATAGAGTAGATACGACAGGAACGCTTCATACTGGTAAATATCATTATGAAGAAGAACATGCTGTGGCTAGTCAACTTCTTGAACAAATGATTTTACCTGACGGAACAACAAATATAGGCACAATAGATTATACTACAGGACAAATTAAATTAGTTAATTTTGCACCTATGTCAATTACTTCTGGTGATTCTTATATTAAATTAAGTGTACATCCTCAAGTGACTACATCTGATGTTCAACCGTTACGAGAACAAATATTAACTTATGATGTTAACGATTTAGAATCAATTGTTATTAAAATGGTTTCGGAAATAATTTAAATGGCTGAAGTTAATTCAAATTCCCCTATACACCCTGATCTTTATCAAAGGGTTTCAGTAAAGGTAGAAGGTCAGTTACCTGATTTTGTAAAACAAGATCATCCTACATTTGTGGCTTTTCTTGAGGCTTATTATGAGTATATGGAGCAACTGGGAAAGCCAATTGAGGTTATTGGTAATTTACAGAACTATGTAAATTTAGATAAGACAACTGATGATTTTCTTGATTATTTTAAACAACAGTTTGGTAAAGACCTTCCAGAAGCAGTATTTGCTAGTGCCAATAAGCCGTTCGTATTAAAGAAGCTTCGTGATTTTTATCTTTCAAAAGGTAGTGAGAAATCTTTTCGATTTTTATTTAGATTATTACATAAGGAAGAAATAGAGTTTTATTATCCTTCTGAAGATATGCTTCGTGTGTCAGATGGTAAATATACAAAGAATAAAATTATTAGAGTGATAGATGGATCTGGAACTAATGCAGTTTATGATTTAATAGGAAAACAAATAAGGGGTACTGTTTCTCATGCAGAGGCAATAGTTGAATTAATAATAAAAGAAAAGGTCGGTAGTACAGAAGTAACAACAATGTATTTATCAGGCGTGAGAAATGAATTTGTAATTAATGATACGATAGTTGATGGTTCCAATATTTATACAGTTGGTTCTATGGTTACGGGTTATAATATAACAAATCCTGGTAATAATTATATCATTGGTGATGTTCTTACTGCTGACGGAGGCGTGGGTGATTCTGATGCAACAATTAAGGTTGATTCGTTAACTAGTGGAGAAATTGCCACTATTACTATTAATGATGGTGGTAGTGGATATGTTGTTGGGGATGTGTTGACTGTAGATAATAATGGTGTTAAAGATGTTGATACAAGAACAGCTAGTTTTGTTGTTAAAGAAGTTACATATGGTAGTGCTATTCCACTTGGTGCTGTTACACGAATAGAAATAGAAAATAAAGGTAGAGGTTATACTGGTCTTCCTACTATTAGTGGCGGGACGGGTACGGGACTTGCGGTTACTTTAACAGGAGCTAATATTGGTGGTGTTAAAACATTAAAAATTAATAATGGTGGGTTTGGTTATTTAACTAATCCAACTATTGATTTTTCTGCGAAGGGTGATGGAACAGCAACAGGGACAGGAATTATTTCGGGATATGAAAATGAATATAATGTTGGTTGGACAGGTGATGATGGTTTTCTTTCAGCAGGTAAGTACATTCAAGATAGCTATTACTATCAATTATTTTCTTATGTCATTACCTCCGGTGCGTCAATTCAAAAATGGCGAGATATTGTAAAACAAACGGTACATCCAGCCGGGATGGCAATGTTTGGTAATGTACAGTTGTTTGGATATGCTTCTACTACATTAAATGCACATACATTTGCTCCTCCTGGGTTACCACAACAGGAATATACAATTATTTTTCACGAAGGTTCAATTGAACCGCCTGTTGTTGTTCAGTTACCAGTTAATTCTTGTGAAGGTGAGATTGAATATGTTTTCTTACTTGATGCAGATTATTTATCCGTTCTTGATTCCAAAGATGATCCACCAGCTAATGAGGAGTGGGCATTAGTTACTGAATCAATTACAGAATCAGATGATTGGGGTTTAGTTACTACACCAACTTTCTTTGTTGCTCCAACAGTTTGTCAAACGTATCTTAAATTTTTAGGAATACAATATCTTAAAAATTTAAAAGGTTTAGCTGATTATTTATATTTAACATTAGGAGCAACTAGATTTGGTGATGACGGTCTTATAACGGAAGGTGTAACAGAAGGTGGGGATGATTTTGGTAATATGACTGATGAAATTATTCTTTCAACTCAATTAAGATTGGGACCACTAAGAAGGAAATTAGATTACTGGAAATTTAGAACACAGGGTGGATATTCTCAAGGTGTTATTGGTACTGGTGCTTCAGCAGATGTAGATGCTCCTGTAGCAGGTGCTATAACTGGTTTTTCAAACTTAGTAGGTGGAACTGGATATGTTAATCATCCAGAAAAAAGTATAGGCCCACCAAGAGTTGTATTTGATAATACTGGAACGGGTGGTTCTGATGCAAAAGCAACTGTAACAGTTGTGGCTGGTGTTGTAACTGCTATAACTGTTACAGATGGTGGAACTGGATATACATCTGCACCAACTATTACAATTACTGGATCTGGACAGCCTGGAGGAACAGAATCTGGAACTGGTATAGGGCCTTTCTTGAGTCAATTAACATTTGATTGGCAATCACTAGGTGGTATGAAGCAAAGAAATCTAACAAATGCAATAATTACACAATGGGATCATGGTGTAACTCCTGATGTATCTTATGGTGAAACTACTACTGCAGGGTTTCTTACAAATGTATATGGAACGGCCGATCAGATTTTACCGCCAGCGGATGGTCCGGTTACATTACAATGGTATCAACCAGGTGGTAATCCACCATAAAAATTAAAAATCAACGCAAAAAGTATTATAAATATTATAATAAACAAAAAGATGAGGATAAAAAATGTCTGCTATAATTAATAACAGTTTTAGAAAATTCAATGCTGATAATTTTATCAGTAGTTTTGTTGGCAACAATGTCTATTTGACGATTGGTAAAAATACTGAATGGTCAGGTCCAAGTGCTGGGGAATATATTGAGCAAGCACCTAATGATGCTACGATTCCAGTTCCCATTGATACGACAACTGCATATTATAAGAACCATGATGATTTGATTGCTATTAAAAAGATTAGTTCCGCAGATGTTTCTCATGTAATTAAAAGAGTCAATTGGACTACAAATACTAGATATGCAGAATACGATCATCTTCAAGATGATATGATTGATGGAGTTAACTTAGATGCTAATGGTTTACCAGATCCAGCTGGTGTATTAACAGATTTTTTTGTAATGAACTCTACTTTTAAAGTATATAAGTGTATTAGTAATTATGGTGGTGCTCTTTCCGTCAATGAACCTACTAATACTCAAAATAGTGTTTTTGAAACACCAGATCATTACAAGTGGAAATTTATGTTTGAAGTTCAGCAAGCAGATGTTGTTAAATTTGTAACGACTGATTGGATTCCAATTAAAGCACCTGCTGATAGTATTTCTAATCCAGATCAGGCTGCTGTAGAAAATGCAGCAGTTGATGGATCAATAGAACATATTAATGTTGTAAGTGGTGGAACCTTATATAAAAATGATAGTGGAAATGCAGTTGGTTCAACAATAAATACAATTACTTTAGCATCTACAGCAGACCAGACTGCAGGTTATTATGATAACATGACGGTGTATATTAGAGCGGGTAAAGGTGTTGGTCAGTTGAGAACAATAACGAGTTATGGTGGAAGTGATGAACTAGCAACTGTTAGTCCTAATTGGGATTCTGTT